GTAACCAGTATACAATAATTGCGGGAGTTGGATTGCACAATATCTTATATAAAATACTGAATAACTCTTATTTTTTATTCGAGTCGCTCCAACAATTAGCAGACTGGGTTGTGCGAGCAAGATTCGAACTTGCGTTCCCCGTAGCATCACATCACCAACAGTTGAGCTACAAAGATTAGTTGGTTATCAGCATTTGACCTGGCATTGAGCCACTAAAGGCTTGCCTCTGCGTTTATACTCGCTCTCTGCCACCACACAACTCAATCTACTAAATATTGATTTACTGGAGGGGAAAAGGGATTGCGCATCCTTTAGAAAAGTCTTACGTGAGCCTTATTGCAAATATCTCTCACCGCTAAGCCGTTCCCCCTTCAATAAACCAATACTCTACTAAATACAGTATACCACACTACTTAATTAAGTTATCCCCAAACTTTATTCTCTTTGAGATAGTAATCCAGCTGTAAGCATAAACGTAAGACCTAACGAAACTAATATATTGGTATCTTGAGAAATTATTAAGACTGCACCAAATATCCACATAACTTGTATATAAAAGTTGATAGCTTTTTGATTCATTTTATTTATTATCTAGTATATCCATAATCTCTTTCATAACACGCTCTCTCATAGCAATCATTCCGTCAGTGATACGACCCTCCTTTGCTGCCAACATTGCAATAGCCGCAGTAACTGCCCACACCATGCTTTCAATCTTATCTCGCTTACGTTTTGAGATTATTACTTTTGACATTTTATTTACAATAATTCTAGTAATACACTAACCATCTTTGCGATATCATCTTTATCGTACACTAAAAACAATTGTTCATCGTCAAATAAACCATCCCTTGAAGTATGGCAAAACTTGGTAGGTACGCTTGCTCCGCTTAATAGATTGTCAATTATCATCCCATGCTCTTCAGAGTTTTGATATTCAAAATTCCCGATAAGATCAAAGAATATAAAATCAGTCTCCCAATGTTCCTTATCAGACGCTTTGACTTTTAAGCCATAGAACATATATCCGTCATTATATGAAAACAAAGTTCCCGCGGGTGTATCTTGAAATTGTTGTCTATTTAATATTTTCATTTTATTAAAGACTCATAACTTCTGCTGCATTACCACAATCTACACACTTTAAACCTGCATGGCCCCACTTTCCAGTGTACTCAGATCCACTGCCAACATCATCATATTTGATAACATTTTGAGAGTTACACTTTTTACAAATTATGTAAAAACCATCCACTGAGTCTGCATTGTTTTTAACTTCTCCTAATGATGCTAAGAACTTTTCAATCTTTTTTGCTTTTGTCATTTTAATAAATTACATCATTGATAATTGCTTCACTTTTCTTGAACTCAGGTGTCATACGACGGCACATTTCTTTATCAAGAATCTTACCAGCCTTTTTAAGTGCAAACTTTATAGCTTCAGCCTGGTTACACCACCCGTGTACCCGCTCAAGCGGACTTGGTTCAAAAGTAAAAGTCTTTGGCTTATATGCAACTGGAGGATCCTCATCATTAACTATAATACTAGTATAGTATGGTTCTACTATAGATATAAGTTCATTGTCATAGTCGATCTGAACTATTATTCTAATACTTTTGTGTTTTATTGTGACAATTTCAAGATGTTTCATTTCTTTTATGTTTATGCAACTGTATATCATAACAGTCGCAGATCTCACAGTACACAACACCTGTATGTGCGGTGTCGTTGAGTGTAGTGATGATCTTGGTTAGTTCATACTGATACACTGCCTCGGATCTCTTTGCTGCTTGCACAAAGCTATTAAACGGACCACGCCATTGTTTCCTGTTACGTGCGAAGAACACAATGTCATCGGGCCTATTTCGCATGGTAATTGTCCCTAGCGTTACGTGCAAAACATTGCAAGCATATGTCCGGTGACTTTGGCGTGACTACATAGTTACCTTGGCACTGGCTACACTTGAGTATTGTGCTTTTGATCACATAGTGCTGGCTCATCTCAAAGTTTCTGTATTTGTTTGATTTTGCTTTCATAAAACTTCTTAAGCTTTGGTAAAAGACATTTACATTCTACCTTGACAATGGAACGATCGTAAAACTCTTTACCAATCTCAACCTTATATCTTGTTTTGCACATCGTAGTTTTTAAATAATGTTTCTAATTGATCAAAGTCCATCTCGCTACATGAATAAAATATATTCTTACGAGACACCATATCCTTTCTAATAATCCCTATCAACTCACCTTCTTTGTTAAATAATGTTATTACTCCTTCTTTTTGTGTTTCCATACTTACATAATAACATACTTATCTATAGGCAATTATATTTCTGTGGATAACCTATACAATCACACTGAAAGCGATCTTCTTTGCAATCGTCTTATCAAGTGATTTGGACTTAATCTTAAGTATCTCCTCTATAGGTATGATATATATATCCTTAACAAAACGGATAGCGACAAACGGATCGCCTCTGTATGTTCCTATATAGTCAAAGGGCTTTTTCCTAAGTCCAGCATCGTCAATCTTCCACACAAATGAATCTTTAAAATCGTTTAAACTACTTTTTTGATGATCGTATATCTCACGCATGGGCATCTTATCTTTGCCACGTGTGTGCTTCAACTCAACAGCGCAATTACGTCGATACGTTTGTATGTACCAACGGATCCACGCATGTATCTTTGGGCTCTCTTTAGATTCTTTTTTTGTCATATAAAGCTTCATTAAAATCACGTCCACTCATAATTGTTTTAAACCACCTACTGTCCACACTTTTTGGATAATCCGTCACAAGATGTATGTATGTGTTCTTCTTAACATTATCATACCTTTGTATGCGCCCTTGCCCCTGGATGTAGTCAATGCTTCGATTGGTTAGCGATGCGAATATCGTTACCGGACAACTTTTAAACTCCCATTCAGATGACATCGAGCTCTGCGCTACAACATAGGCACTCTTCATGCTCTCAACCTGTCGCTCCACTTCTTTAATGTCTTTTGTCCTTGAGTCAACAATAAAGACATTTTTATCAAGCTTCCTTAATGCCTCTGCTATCATGTCTACCTGCTCAGTGTATGTAGCGAAGATAAGCATCTTATCAAACTCATACGAACGCTCGACAATATAGTCCACTTTCTCATTATCAATGCGTATTGCCGTTTTTGTTATTTTACTCGTACGCGGATCATAAACGTCTTCATAAAGGACACCGTTCTCCACTTGATGCGTTTTGGCTCTTATGGTTGCATCCCCTGTGAAGCGATTTCCGAATGTCTTTATCATGTCCTTTTGCGCTTTGGTAAGATCAAACTCCTTGGTGATGTATATCTGTGGTGGTACGTCCTTAATATCGTCAATACGTAACACTCTGCCAAGTGCCTTGGTTATCTCAGCCAGCTTCTCTTTTGCCTCATCGGTTCTTATAGGCATATACACTGGGTTCCAAAAGCCCATATCAATGGGTACATAAAAACGCTTTCTGAATTCAAAGTAGTCGATCTCAATACCCAGCAACTTAGCCGCTGCCCATACTGACATTGCTGTTTTGTTTGGTGTCGCTGTCGCCAATATCACGCGATCAGGGCGCACACGGCGCAAATACTCATGGAGATTATGAAAGAGCTTGGATGTATTTGGCACAAATGCCTTATTAACACGATGTGTCTGTGGCTCCACGCCAAAAACATAATGCGCTTCATCAACGATAATGGCCCCATAGCGTTTGAGCTTATGCGCATCACGCCTGAATGTTTCCTTGCTTATAACGTCTGGTGGCTGTATGCCTATCGTAACCGCTTCCTTTACCCACTGGCACTTTTGTACGCTCTTTTTAGGTGCAATCACGAGCAAGTCACCGTTATTAGCATACGCGCGCAACGTATAGAGTGCCGTGCGTGTCTTGCCGGTACCTGTGCCGTCCCATAGCCCATAATAGGGCTTGGCAATCTTTTCGTAGTCTATTTGGTGCTGTGCAATCATATTAAGGCACACAATCGTTTATGTGCCTTATATGACTACATCTTTGCTACAAACGCATTAAGGTCCTTGTCTTCATCTTCCTTTGGCTTTGTTGCTTCATAGCTTGCCTTAGAGATGGCAATCGCTGCTTTGATCTTGTTTACCTCGTCCACAGCACGCTCAAGCTCTTCTTGGTTGATTGATCTTACGGCTTCAAATGTCATCTGGTTCCAATGATTAGATCCACTTGCTTGTGCGATACTATTAAAAGCTGTCAAATAACGAGTAGGGTTACCAATCTTCTTTTCATAGTCATTGAGATATGCCCACATAGACGATCCCTTAAGTGTCAACTGATAAAGCTCATCCTTATACAACACATAGAGCACACGGTTGTCCTTAAGCTTGCTTACGGTCTTACCGTCCTTTACTTCCAAGAACTCCTTAAGCTTCTTAAGCTCTTCTGGTGTGCCACGAGCAATTTCTTTCTTTGTTGCGTTATTAAAGAGTGGAACAATATCTGTAGACTCATCATATACAGGTGTCGAGAAAAACGTTTCAGAACTTTCATCGTAAGATGATAGCTGATAACGCTTATATATAACGATACCTTCAATGCTTGTACCGATAGAATTCTTAACCCAAACTTTCTTACCATTCTCATCGAGTTCATCACTTGCTTGTTCGATGTAGAACTCACCAGCTTCGTTAATGATTTCGATCTTCTTACCAACCTTTTCAGTAACATCCTTAGTAAACATTCCAAGCTTCTTGAGCTGGATAGAAAGTCGGCTCTTTTCTTTTGGATAGCTTGCATCAAGTTGTGCTAGTAATTCGGGGTCAAGTTTAACAATTTCTTTTGACATATTTTTATATATTTTTATAAATCTAACATACTTATAATAAACTATTGTTTCATTTGTGCAAGTTTAAACTGTGCATAACTTTCCATTTCTACAATCGTTGTATTGATATGTTGCATAAACTTTAAAATGTCCGACATTGTTCGCTTAGTTTTAAAATGGTGTACGGTAACTGGCTCAATAAGAGAGATCGTATAATCGCCATTCGCTTTAGTCGGAACCCACTCCAAAAACAATTGCGTGTCCTCTGGCTTCACTTTGTTTGTGATGAAGTTCATTAAACAGTACATGGTGATCTGCCCATGTCCGTCTACACGTTTTTTGTTCCAAGGATTTTTGGTCTTACCAGTCTTAAACTCACCGATCTTATCCTTATTAACATGATCAAACGTGTCGGCATATCCGATAAGCGGAACGTCACCAAGCATGACATCAAATGGCTGTTCGATTTTTGATAGCAAAGTCACTGGAGCCATTGGTTTACCAGCTACAATTGCATCAGCAAACTGTTTACCGAATTCAAGCTCTGGCGTTATAGGCTGTGGCTTGCCAAGAACATATTTATCAAACCAAGCATCTTTGCTATACCAAAACTGTGATATGGCACTCCATGACAATGGCCTATTACGTACCTTATACTCCATCATAGGTATTTCCTCAATGAGACACTTGATATGTTAAGGACCTTACATATGTCTCTCTTATGTACGCCATTCATCAACAGTAGATTGATAATAACTTTCCTAATTCGGTTAATTTCTTCTTGGTTTGTTTCAACTTTTATACTCATGTACAGAGTATAGCATTATTCAGTTATAAAGTTATGCACAGTTTTTTATTGCGCATAAGTTTATCTGTACTTATAATGTACACATGCAATTTAATAATGTATTCCAAGATTGGTTAAAGACTAATAAGATTTCACCTGACATACAGCGTGAATTCAATCTTAGTTTTACCGACTCTATTGTCATTCCTGTTTGCGATGCAGATGGGAATTTTATTTTTAATAAGTATCGCCGTTCGCCATTAACAACAGTCGGCCCTAAGTATCGCTATGACAATGGAGGAAAGGTCACCCTCTACGCATGGCACAAAGCAAAGGCCCATGACACGATCCTTATTACCGAAGGGGAAAAGGACACCCTTGTTGCGTGGAGCCATAATATCCCGGCAGTTACATCAACTGGCGGAGCACAAAGCTTTCAAAAAGATTGGGCCTCTCTTTTTACCGATAAGAACATTATTGTATGCCTCGATAACGATGGTGCAGGTGCTGAAGGTATGGTCCGAATACTCGACATACTTCCACAGGCTAAGATTCTCCTCTTGCCTGACATGCCTAATGTTAAAGACATTAGCGATTACGTAAACGCAGGGGGCAATCTCCATGAGCTCATAAAAACAGCTCGATTATTTAAAGATATTGCCGAGGTAACGGAAGACCGCGCTAAAAGAATTGCAATGTTTGAATCAGTCTTTTTCCATGATGCCTATATCAAACACCATACTAAGGTAGTGACATACAAAGGCGAACGTAAGACATTCTCTAATGATCGCGTATCGCAAGCTAAGGGATACCCTATACAGCAACTGTTACCGTTTGTTCGGAACAAGACGTGTTGCCCATTCCATAAGGAAAAGACTCCCTCACTTCATTATTACCCGTCAACCAACAGCTGTTATTGTTTTGGTGGTTGTGGTCGAGCCTATGACTCCATAGACATATACAGGAAGATACATGGATGCAGTTTTAATGAAGCAGTAACCCGACTCCAATGAAGCTACACGAACTTAAACAAGAAATACAGAAGTATCAGTATTTTGAGGATACTGGCATTATCAACATTGCCCTTGCTAGTATTATTGCTACACGCCTACAGCTTAAGAGTCCGGTATGGCTCATTATTATCGGTGCATCATCTGGTGGTAAGTCACAGATACTTCGTCCATTGTCGATTACCGATAAGAAATTTATGCACAGGTTGGATGATCTTACAGAGAACACGTTTCTTTCAGGTATGGCTGGTAATGACACATCGCTTCTTAATCGTATAGGTGAACTGGGTATGTTGGTGATTTCAGATATGACTGTATTGTTTTCTAAAAATTCAGAGTCAAGAAACGCTATTTTGTCACAATTTAGAATGATCTTTGACGGTGAAATGATCAAATATGTTGGAACCAAAAAGGATCCATTACATTGGCATGGATCTTTGGGGGTACTTGCTGGATCAACTCCGTCAATCTACACACACTTTGAGGAGGTGGCCGACATGGGAGAACGATTTATCTATTATAGAATGAAGGATTACAGCGCCGAGAAAGCCACTATGCTTGCACTAAACTCAAAGAAGCATGGCCATGATCTTGATGAAGCTATCTCTAATCTATATTCACAGTACATTAAGGAGGTTATTACCAATACCCCTAATAAGAATATAGAGATTTCCGACAGCGTTAAAGAGCGTATTATGCGTATTGCTATCTTCGCCGAGAAGGTACGAACACCGGTACACACTAACTGGCAGGGTACTATTGATAAGATTCCTGTAGCAGCTATGCCTATGCGAGTTGCCAAGCAATTACTTGGACTTGCAGTGTCACTATCCATCATGCAGAAGTACGAGACTGGCACAAACGATCTTAGTGAGGAGGATATGTACTCTATAGAATGGTGTGCTTATTCTCTTGCTAATGAAGAAAAAAGAACTGCTCTCAAGATCCTCGCAGGGGTTGATTATGAATCATCTGTAAGTGCTCAAGTTATTGCTGATAACATGGGATTGCAGTCGACAATTACGCTTAATATTTTGGACAATTTACATGCTGTTGGGGTTCTTAATCGTAGTGTAGTTAATGGCTCTTTGTCTTTTAGTATTAGACATAAAGATCATTATGATATTGTGCAGAGAATGGAGGGTATTTTGACTACAAAAGAGTACGTTAATCGTGATGTTTCACAGGAGGAGTCTGGGCTAAGCGATGCTATGGCGGACGATGTTTTTGGTAAGTTTTAAATAGAGTTTTTAAAAGGTGAAAAAAAGTGATGGCTCAGTTGAGCCGTCATTTTTATTTTTATTTTTTTTGTATTTTTTTTATATGGCTTTGTTGAGCCACTGTGGTTGACAAAAAATTAAAATATGGTATTTAAAAATAAGAAAAAAAGGCTCAGCTGAGCCATTTTGTAATTTAAAAAAAACATTTTAACATCTATCTAGCCCTTATACTAGCCTCCTTATGGAGACTAGTATAAGGGTAAGATGTCAATATGTCAAGCGTATCGGCTATTGAACCTAATGGAAAAGTATGGTCTGATATTTGTTGTGTTTCACACTATTATGCGTATGGGTAAAAATAAGACCTGTGGATAAGTCATATTGACCATTTATAAGTAAGGGAGTATACTTATAAACATGAGAAACAAAACCCAAGAGTTTGAGAAAAGTATTATTATTTATCAGAACGATGCAAGTAAGTTAGTGGTTAAGGATGATACGTCATTAGAACAGGCAAGTGTATTCCTTACAAATGTTAATAAGATTTTAAAGTCTATTGGCGAGGAGAAGGATAAAGTGCTTAAGCCCCTTAATGAAGCAGTGAAAGCTGAGCGTGCACGATGGAAGCCTATTGAGACAGTATATGAGACCTTAGTGGCAGATGTTAGAGCTAAGATGTCAAGCTATCAAACAGAGAAGTTTAATAAGGCACAAATACAGACAGATAAGATTGCAGCACGTATTGGCGAGGGTAAAGGCAAGATCAAACTTGAGACTGCAAGTGCTAAGATAGCAGCAATTGAACAACCTGAAAAGAAAGTAGCTAGTATTAGTTTTAGAGAAGATAAAGTGCTTAAGATCGTTGATATTAACCAGATTCCTAGATCCTACATGGTAGTTGATGAAAAGGCTGTCAAGCAGGCTTTAAAGGACGGTATAAACGTACCAGGGGCTGTACTTGAGACAGTTCTAACGCCAGTAGATCGAGGCTAATATATAAACAAATGAAAAGAATTAAGATTCACTATATGGGCAAGCGTTTGAAAGATGTGTATCCGTATGCGACTAAGTGGCAGGTGTTCAAGTATCGAGCAGTACGTATTCTAAGATTTACATTTGCAGGCATTGCGGCAGTAGCTATCTTAACGGCAACATTGGTAACTTCGTTTAATCTAGGCGGTAAGTTTAACCCTGATACGGTATATGCTGAGAAGTTTGTGGAGATTACAGTTGATAAGATCCCTCCAGTAATGGAGCGTATTGCAAAGTGTGAAAGTGGAGGTATGCACTATAAGAACGGACAGGTGATATTCAATGCCAACAAAAATTCCGTTGATATAGGTAAATTTCAAATCAACGCTATATGGAATGCTAAGGCAACATCACTAGGTTTGGACCTTACAAAAGAGAAAGATAATGAGAAGTTTGCTATGTGGCTATACCATAACCGAGGCACACAGGACTGGTATGCAAGTGCACATTGTTGGAATAAGTAACCAATTTACAGAGAACCCCTTGCGGGGTTTTTTGTTTATACGTATAATACAAGTATGTCGAAAGCAATGAGCGATGCCCGCCGTAAATATTGGCAAAACATTCCAAAAGAAAAGCGTATTGCGCATGGAACTCGTATGATAAAAATACGGTGGATGCGCACTACGCCAGAGATGAGGAAGCAATTTATAAATCGTATAACAGCTAAAGGTAAACAAAATGCTAAAAGTAAAGAGTTTTAAGATTTCAGATGATGCAGCAATAAATGAATTATTGTCAAAGTATCGTATTGCTAAAAACGCACAGATCCTAGTTTCTGAGGGTAATGTGATGATTCCTTATGAAGATGGTGAAGCTCTATCAGGTGAACCACTTAAGAACCTATATCTCGAGATTCGTAACGATGAGATTCTTAAGGTAAAGATCCTCGAACAAGCACAGGCAGGACTTGTACTACAACTTGAACGTATGAGTGCAGATTTGAAGACAATTGATGCTTCACTTGAAGAGACAGCTAACTCAAAAGATTCACGAGATTTGAAGGACAGCAAGAAGGTTCTTGAGAACAAAATCAATCAGTTAAAGGCTATCATTGATAACAACAAGCACGAGAAGATTCGTATTGACACCAATGTTGAAGCTATTGACCAATTGATAAAGACATTGTAAATAATTAAAATAAAAGAATGGCGTTGCCTCCAATTAAAAATCCAAGAAATGCTGGGCGTAAAGTTGGGTTTGTTAAAGAGGATGCTGAAAAAGCGCGCCAGATCATTATTAAAAAGCTAGATTTGCCAAATGCCGAGGGTAGCTTTTCTAAGATTGTTAATAAGGCAATTGAATTGGCAGAGGCTGGTGATCCAACAGCGCGTGAGTGGATTTCAGAACGTTCTTTCGGAAAGGTGGTCAATCCTATTGATATAGATATAAACAAGACAACCATTAACATAGATGTCAAAGCAATTGAAGAAGGACGAAAAGTCATCGAACAATATATTGCTCTCAACCCTGGAGAGTAAAGATGTAAATAAGATACGAGCCTTATTTGCATTTAATGCACAAGACACTAATAAGCAGATTGTTTTTAAGTTTAATCTATGGTCAAGGTATTTCTATCCGCATTTCTTTAAGTTTAAAGATGCAGATTTTCATACCAATATTGATCACAACCTCGTAACCCTATATCGCTCTCAAAAGAAATACTTTGTAGATATTGCTTTTAGAGGTGCAGCAAAGACCACAAGAACCAAGCTTTTTGTGGCTTTTGCTATTGCTAACGACACAGAACATAGTAAGCGATACTTCAAGGTATTGAGTGCAGATATAAAGAACAGTACCCAGATTGTAACTGATATATACAACATGCTCATAAGAAAGCATGTAAACCACTACTACCCAGAGATATTCCAAAAGACTATTGAGAAACGCGAAGAGACAATGTCATCGTTTACCACAGCTAGTGGCGTGAAGATGCAGGCTGATACTGTTGGTACGGACCAAAGAGGAGACATACAAGAGGATATACGCCCTGACTTTGAGTGGTTTGACGACTTTGAGACACGCAAGTCATTACGTTCTGCTGTTACAACTCAAGCTATTTGGGAAAACATGGAAGAAGCACGTAACGGTCTATCAAAAGAGGGTGTGGCTCTATATAACTGTAACTATTTTTCAGAGCGTGGTAACGTGCACAAGCTTGTACAGAAAGAGGCAACAGATAAGATCGTGATGATAACCCCTATCAGGCATGATAATGGCACTATTGCATGGCCGGCTGCCTATACTAAGGAAGATATTGATAACATTGAGAAAAACGCTGAAGACTTTGAGGGAGAGTATCTATGTAAGCCATCAGCAAGTCGTGATGTATTCTTTGATCGTACGACACTTGATCTACAGATACCACGTAACCCGATCAAGACAGTTGCGGACTTTAAGACGTTTTATAGTTATGTACCAGGGCATAGATATGGGCTAGGTGCAGACGTTGCTGGAGGAGTTGGCCTTGATCACTCAACCCTTGTAATAATAGATTTTTCTACCACGCCATCTCGTGTAGTAGCTACATATGCCAACAATACCATTGCGCCAGACATCTTTGGTGCTGAGATTGTTATTGATGCACAAAGGTTTGGTGAGCCAATTGTGGCAATAGAAAACAACAGATTTGATATGTGTATACTTGCAGTTAAACAAAAGTATAAGAACCTATATTTTACCGAGGAGAATCAGTTGAAGACTGGCGCACCAACACGCCGTAAAACATATGGATGGAATACAAACCCAGATTCTAAGCCAAAAATGCTATTTGAGCTTAAGCAGGCTGTTGAAGACGGTCATTTGCAGTTGACTGACATAAACCTCATCAATGAATTGCGATCATACACGCGTGATGACCTTATGGATAAAGATACTGATCCACGTTTGACCACACGTCACTTTGACCTATTGGTGGCTTGTGCAATTGCATATCAGATGAAGAATTACGCGCAAGCAGTATCAGAACAAACACAAGCATATGAACAACCAGAATACGAAAACCCACTCCAACAATCGTGATGATTACTTTAGGTGTAATATTTGCGGTAAATTAAATCTTATTGACGTAGATACTTTGCGTGATCCGGTAACTGAAGCGTATAAATGCAAGCAAGGATGCGAAAAAAGCTACGTGCAGCCTAATTATGAATCACCATTGCAAGATTATTGATATAATGGTCTTGTATTTATTTTGTTGTTTGTTATCCTAGTGATGTATGAATGAAACACTCGCACAAAAAGCTCTTGAACAAGCAGTACGACAAGTACAAGCGTGTTACGAATTTAAAAAACCTCGACTAGAGCGAATTGCAAAATATTGGAAACTTTATAACGGTGATACAAAGAAGAAAATACGACAACTATTTAATGTACCTATTCCAGTATTCCCTGGAATGATTGACACACTTAACGCTCAACACGATACCCCTGTACTTATTGAGTACCAAGAAGCAGAACCATCAGACTTTTTTAATGCACAAAAGATCAATGCAGCGTTCCGAATGGAAGTGCTTGATACTAACCAAAACAGTAAGTGGGATACTAAGCTTAGAATGGCTCGAAAGCACGCTATTATGAGCGGTGTTGGTATCCTTGAGTACTATGCCACAAGCGATCCCGAGTATAAGTCAGAGCTTAATGTCCGTAACCTCAAAGATTTTATATTTCAACCAAAAGGAGGACAGGATCTTGAAGCTCATGCCTTTGTTGGTGTCGAGAATATTACAAAGAGCAAGTCAGAGATCGAGAAGCTTGCTAAATCAGGTGTTTATGATGCAAAACAAGTAGCAAAGTTGTTTGCTGTATCTGCTGATTCTAAATATGCTCCAGAGAATAGCACTGATGAGAACGTTAATTACGAGCGATTTAAGCCACTTGGCCTCGATGCCGCTTCACATGCCTTTGTTGGAGATGCAGTGTATAAGCTTGTAAACATCATTACGACTATTGACGGTGTACGATACTATCTCGTGTTTGATATGTGGACAAAGACATGGCTACGATTCTCTAAGTGGACAGCTAATAAGACATTATACCCTTGGCGAGCCTTTCACACACACGAAGATGACGAAAACTTTATGTCAAAGTCGTATGCTGATGATATATACCCTACAGCAGAGGCGATCTTGGCATTGTTTAACCAAGAACTTACTAACCGAGAGAAGCGCAACTCTGGTGCTCGTGCATACGATAAGGACATGTTTAAAGATGTGCGCAAGCTTGATGAGGCAATGTTTAGGCCAGATGCACTTGTTCCTGCTGATACAAATAACGGTACACGTCGTATCTCTGAAGGTGTGTATGAGTTCAAAGTTGGCGAACTAGCCGGTACAGTTAATCTTATTGACTGGATGTCGGGTACCATTGGACGAAGCACAGGTGCTACTGATCTAGCAATGGGTGGAGTACAAGAGGTATCTAAGAAGGCATCAGTTACTTTTGCGGAACAAAAGTCTATTTCTAAGCGTATTGGCTGGGGATCTAAGCCATTCCAAGACATGATGGCAGGACTTGGTAAGTTGTATCTATTCGGACTTAAGGATCATATGCCTGCTCGAATGGCTATCCGAGTACTCGGAGATGCTGGCTGGGATTGGGATGAGATCACTCGAATGGACCTTAACACTACAAAGGACCTTGATATTCTCGTGGTTGCATCAGATCAGAAGATACAAGAGAGTGAAGCTAAGGCAAAGCGACGTGCAGAGGCCCTTAATCTCCTTATGCAGAGCCCTAATATCAACCCACTCAAGCGAGATGAGGAGATATTACGCTCTATTGGTGGCTATGAAGAAGATGAAATTGCTGAATTTTTGGATGTTAAAACATATGCTGATAAGAAGTCAGTAGCTAAGGCAGCAGAGTCTATCCAGAAGATACTACGTAACGAGAAAGTGAATGTATGGCATGGAGCTACAGCAGCTTTTGTTAAGAAGATTGTTACATACGCTCGTGATAAGCAGTCAACTCTACCGCTCCCTAAGTTCCAAGCTCTTATTAAGTACGCAATGGCACATACAGAAATTGTTAAGAAGAATATTGATCAGCAAGTACTTGAGGATTCTATTACCCAAACAAAAAACACCCTAAATATACAAACAAATATTTCACCAAACAACAAAATTCCTAAGACAGCCACAGAAATGGCTAATAGTGTACCAGGATCTTTACAGCGTTCTCAAAATATAGGTAACGCAATGGTCGAATAATATGGATAAAATAAAGAAACTTAGAGAAATATTCTTAGCGCAAGATGTTGACGATGAAACACGTCAAGAAAACTTGCAGGACATTATTGATTTCGAAAAATCATTAGCATTAAATAATGCACGAGTAGAATGGCTTAAGCAAGATATTTCCCAAGAGCTTATTAAGACACTTAAGGCATTTATTCATAAAGTTACTCGTACATTAGGCACAAACTCTGATCTTTTAGAGGAAGACAGACGGCTATTATTTGCAAAAAGAATGGCTGGTTTGTGGCTTTTGACGGTCGTACAAGGCAACCCAGAAGAAGAAATTAAAAACATTGAGCACGAAATTGACAAGGCTCTTGAAAACGTGGATAATTAAATTATAATAACAACACATATATGGCACGACAGCGAGCACAAAAAGTAGAAGTTGAAGAAACAGTAGCACCAGTTACTGTAGAAGAGACAGCGACACCAGTTGAGTCTTTGGTAGAGGAAGCAGTGAACGTTGAAGAAACAGAAGCAGACGAAGTTACAGTTTCATACCGAGGATATACACGAGTATATACACGAAAGGAACACGGAGATGACTTTCAGAAGCTTGCAAAGTCATTTGCTGGCAAGGTAAACGGAACATTGGTTTAGTTTCTTTTTAGAGGGCTCTATTGAGCCTTCAATAAAAGACATTAAGTCTTTTCCCTGAGCTACGAGGCATTACTGTGGCATCGTTATAGGACGTTAAAACCTATTTCTCGCGGTACGAGATTATAAAAAACCATTATGTCAATGGACGAAGCAGCTTACAAAAAGTATTTATCTGAAAACGGTATTGAAGTTGAAGAAGATACTACAGTAGCTCAACAAGTGGAGACAAAACCAGATGTAGACAAGGAAGTTGATGAGGAGTCAGACGATACTAAATCGGAAGATACTCAGGAAACAACCAAGCCTAAGCAAAAAGAGGCACCTAAAAAAGATAGTATCTATACTGAGTACAAGAACAAAAAGCGCGCCCTTCGAGAGAAGGAGGAGGAAGTTCAAACTATTTCAGAAAAGAATACTATTCTTGAGAAAGAGCTACAGGAGAAGAATGCTAAGATTGCTGAACTTCAACAGTTAGCAAGCAAAGCAACAACATCTGTAGAAAAACAGGAAGTAAAGGATGGAATTGAGGCTCTTGCAGAAGAGTATAACCTTGATAGATCTTTTCTTAACAAATTGAGTTCTGAATTGCTTAAGAAAGTTAAGCCAGCAGAAACTCAAACCATTGACCCTGAATACACTTCAAAAGTTAAGCAAATTGTGGATACACAAGAGTTTAACAATGAATTTGAAGAAACTCTGCCATTTATTGAGGAGACTTTTGGAAAACTTAGCAAAGACGATGTTAAGAACCTACGTACCGAACTTGATAAGCTTGCACATTCAAAAGGTTTTAACGACAAAGATTTAGATTATATTATCTTTAAGAATCGTTCTCAATTAAGTTCAATTATTACTCCTAAAAAGAGAGGTATTGAAACACGAACACAGAACGAGGAAAAGTCGGTTGATGAAGAGTCAACAATTGACTTTAATCAAGCACCAGACTTCGATAATATGACTGAAGCACAGGTTAAAGCATGGGAAGCTGAATATAAAAAGCTTAAGAGTAATACAAAGGGCCTAACAACCGGAGCTAACGGAAAAAAGTACTTTATATAAAATAAATGGTTAGGTGTCATTAAAATTTTAAATAATTTAAATGGCAGCAAATCCTAACACAATGACATTCAAGACGGTATTCTCATCAGAATACCAGATGTCACACTTCAAAGAGCCTGTATATCCTATTTTGGGAGATACTCGCCTTGAAAGTGATCTTACAAAAGGTCAGACTATCGCACGATCATATGCTTCAGATGTTGTAGCAAATGATATGGGTGGTGATGGTGCTTACTCAACACAAGCTATTGTAGATACACAAGAAACTCTTGTTATCAACAAGGAAAAGGAAGCTTCAATCTACGTTAAGAAACTTGATCTTCTTCAGGCACATCTTGATGTTAAGATGAAGTATTCTCGAAAGCTTGTTAACGCTCTTATCAACCAGATTGATGGAGATGTGTTGCTTGCAGCATATCAGGGAGCAGGTGTTGCGTTTGATGATGGTAGTTTTGGTGGAACATCAGGAAACGGCTTTACAGTTACAGCAAATAACGTAGCTATCCTTTTCACAAAGGCTATGGAAGGTCTACGCCTTAATAACACTGTTTATAACAAGCGTTTCCAGGCTGGTACTTCTATGAAGCTTGAAGTTCCTGAAGGTACTCCAATTGCAGTAGTTCCTCCACAGGTTCTTACAGCAATCGAACTTTACCTCGGAGGCAAGGATACTCTTCTTGGCGACGAAGTAAGTCGAAATGGATACTCAGGTTACTTTAACGGTTTCAACATCTTCATGAGCAATGCTTTGCCATGGACAGGATCACTTGCTTTGGCAACAAACCCAACAGCAGGAGATACAGTTACTGTTAATGGTGTTACATGGACATTCCGTGCAACTCCATCAGTAGCAGGTGAAATTGATATTGGTGCTGATGCAGATGCTACACGATTATTGCTTGTAGCAGCTATCAACGGTACAGGTACACAAAACACAGCAACAACATACTTTGAAGTTTCAGCAGCAGATCGCCGAAAGCTTAAGAACATTACAGCAACAGACAACGCTACACCTAACACAATGACAATTGTGGCTAGTGGTACCGGAACAGTTCCTGTTTCTGAAACTCTTACAGCAGCTGCAGACGTATGGACAACTGGTCTCCAGAAGACATACGGTATCTTTGGTCTTTCAAAGTCAGTTTCAGTTGTTGTGCAGAAGAATCCATCTCTTGAAGAGAACTTTGTTTCAGGAAAGATTGGACGAGACTTTATCGCATGGACAGCTTACGGAATCAAGGTGTTTGCTGATCAATCACCAATGCTCGTTTCTATCGCATTGGCTTCATCTACATACACAGGATCATCAACTGTAGTTCGATAATACTAGCTAATTAAAAACCACTATGATCAACTTTGCTAAAATAGCAGGACTTGTAATTGTTGGGATTGTAGTTGGCCTAGTAATTGCCGGTTTGACAACACAGAATAATGTCGGAGGTATTTATAACAACGTAACAAATGAGTTCTACTCAGGCGTACGTATTGGTACAAACCCTAAGACACTTAAGGAAGTTGGAACATGTGAGCTTATTGGTACAAACGTATCACAGCCAGCATCTTCAACACGTCCTTATGACTGTATTGTTGCAAATGCACAAAGTGGAGATTTCGTTATGGCAGAGCTTTCTCGAGGAACTACTTTAACCTCATTAGGTTGGAGTGTGATCGGTGCTCAAGCTTCTACAACAAACGGATACATCACAGTGCTCATTGCTAACCAGACTGGTGGTGCACGAACTCCATCAACTGATGCAGTAGGTTCAAGTACACCGTACTTTGTTATCAGCAGTCGATAACATTTACTTGTCTCACTCTCTCGCTAATTAACTGGCGAGAGTGATGAGACTGGTAACATTAAAAATAATTAAATTATCATGAAACGCCCAGAAACAAAAAAATTGATTGATGCAGTAACAGCAACAACAACATCAGATGTGTTTTCGTTAGAGTGTGCAAAGAGAGTGTCATTCCAGTTTACACGAGCAAATCACTCTGCCGGATCATCTGCATTTAGTGTAGAGGTTTCTATAGACGGTATTAACTATGTAACTTATAATAAACTCATAAGCAACGTAACAAATACCAACGCTCAGACACTTACTCGAGTTGCTTCAGTATCGCTTGCGTCAAATACATCGACAATGGCTTCGATGGATTTACAGCACGATCATTATAAATACGCTCGTGTTACAGTAACCGAAACAACAGACGGTACACATTCTGCTACTGCATACATAGAGTACGAAAACTAACACGATGATCATTCGCCCTCAAAAAAACTTTTCGGTAGTAAGGCAACTAGCTAATCACACTGATACTGCAACGTATTATGTTAGAGCAGTTATTCGAGATGCTTTTACAGATGAAATATTAGCAACTCTTGATCTTGATAATAAGGGAAGTCAACGTTTTTCTAAATCTTGGTTAGTTGCACAGGATCCTAGTGGCGAAGGGCGTGATATATCTATTGTTACATCTGTATATACCGATTCAGGCTATACAACAAAGAGTGAAAACTATGGTGATGAGGAAAACACTCACATTATTGAAGATAGACGAACAGCAAACGGCGGAGGAGGTGCCATGGGTGGGGGTAAGCTCGATTCAGCTACTATCCGAAGAATTGTGGCAGAAGAACTTAAAAAGGTTAAAGAAGAGGAAGATACAAAAGAGGCTGAAAAACCTGAAGAGGCTATAGAGCCTGAGGACACACAAGTCATAGATAAGCTTAATTCTATTGAAACAGCTATTAAGGCAATCGTAATTCCTCCAGCAGCAACCCCAGAGAAAGTAAACCTAGATCCTGTTTTTGAAGGCATGTCAACAATATATAATGCCGTTCTTGATAAAGAAGTAACACCACCAACAGATCTAACGGAAGTAAAAGATACAGTTGAATCATTAAAGAAGGCAAATACTGATTTTGCAAATCAAGTTATTCAAGTTGTGCAAGGAATGGAAGATAAGGTACAGGCAACTATTGCGCAAGAAACAAAGAAAGTCTTTTCTAAGATGCGTTTTGTTATTCCATTTAATACGTTATCTATGGCTGATAAAGAGGATATGGATGGTGAGAAAGGAAGAGCAAAGCTTGATGTTGATGTTGATTCACTAAGTCAATAATATGATTACTACAGGAGCACAACTAAAAACGTTTCTTGAGCAACTCAATGGAGATCAGACAATTGATACTGATCTTGCAGATACTCTTGTAGATACAGCTAAGACAATATTAGAGGGCGAACGACCATGGTTAAACTTACGCAAGACAAACACATCTAAGACTGTAACAACGTCTAATACATGGCAGACTGCTATTGATTTATCTACCATAACTGATTTTTCAGAGTTTTTTAGCGATACACCAATTCGTCTTTTTGATGGTAATGACCGAGTAGAATACTACCGATTAGTGCCTATTGATCGTCGCTTGGAATACAAGGATATAAGCAATACTGCATGTTACGACTACAATGCTAAGGTGTTATACCTCAATGGAACAGTGCCTTTTAGCGGTACTTTATATATTTCGCATCTAACAACATCTACAGCTATAGACACTACAAGTACATCTGCTGTATGGACCGTGTTTCCACCAAGGTATTTGCCATTGTTGGCTTACTACGCTATCGGTATCTATCAGGGAGGTATTGACTACGATTCAATTAGTGCACGTCAAGCTCCAAACAATTTATCTATCATGCAAACTCTTAAAAAGAGCATGGAAAAGTGGGATGACAATCTACAGCAATCAGATCTTGAAACAAATGATCCAACAGACTTATTCGGATACCCACGAAGCGGTGCTGTAAATAGGTATAACAACGACTAACATGTTTCCCGACTTTACCATTAACACGTTCTATGGGCTCAACACAGCGATAAAGGATATAAAAGCCCTTAAGCCTGGTACTAGTCCTGATTCTTTAAATTGGATAACGTCTAAGGAGAAAGACTCTATTGCATTGCGTAGAGGATATACTTTACTTGGACAGACAGCTATAGATGGAACAGGTAGAGTGACAGGAATAGGTACAGGTATTCGATATGACGGACAATCCGTTTTATGGTATTCGCACGGTAGAAAGGTCAAATACTATGATGAGACAACACAAGATGTAGTGGAAGTCGGTACAGATTTATTACCGACGGCTGCTGATGGAGAGGATGTATGGTTTCGAGCCTATCAAAACCTTGCAGGCTCTTTTGTGTATCTAGGATCACCCAATTCGTCTATCTATAAGATCCCAACGGCTAATCCTGGCAGTGCTGTGGATCAATCAGTATCAGCATATAGGTTTGGCGTGTTCCATATAGGTCGAGGACGTGCATTTGCTGGACAGAGAAACGGAACAACAGCCGGTAACAACGATAAGACTGGTTTGTATTTGTCGTATGTTGATAAGGATCAATTATCTGACTACACACAGGTAACAGGCGAAGCGGTGGGAGCATCCGGTAGTACAGTTTATTCAGGAACACTAGCAGTTACTGGAAGCGGTAAGACAATCATGTACACAAGCTTTACCGAAGCGGCTGGTGAGACATTGGTTGACGATAGAAACGGCAACCTTGTAGGCAATCAAGGATCTACAGGTACTATTAACTATGCAACTGGAGCATATTCAATAACATTTAATCATACAACAACTGGTGCTGTTACGGTAAGTTACTATCACGAAACAGCTACATCAGCTGGTATTCTTGATTTTTCAGGAAGCTCAAACGGACAGGGTAAATCATTCCGACAGGACGACGGTGGAGGTAATTTAATGGCAATATTTAATATTAACACTATTGAATACTGTCTACATCAACTTAAGACATGGCAGTTCACTTTTTCTCTTGACGATACACAGAGTACAAACTTGCCATACCGAAACATCGGTATCCCATATACGCGTGCTGCATATCAGACACCCGATGGTATCATTTTAGCTGATATATCAAACCCAGCAGAGCCTATATTTAGAAAGCTAGCTGTGTTACAGGGAACAGATATTAACACTATCGAACCGTTATCAATATCTGATCAGTTGGATCTAACACCTTATGGATTTAGTAAGTGTGTCGCTTGGAAGTGGGGAGACTACGAGATCTTTTCAGTACAAGAAAAAGTAAATGAAACTGCAAATGAGTTTAACTCAGTGACGTTTATTCGCAATGTTGTTTCAAAACAGTGGGATAAGCTTGACTACTATGTCTCATGTCTCGCTGAATACAACGGTATGCTTATTGCTGGCGACTCGATCACTAATAACGCCTATATATTGTTTTCAGGATTTGATGAAAATGGTGACGTTATAACTAACTACTGGTCATCAAGCGACATGGATCTTGGCACACCAAACCTTAAAAACTGCCGTCGTATGGTTATTGATGGACTTATTCAGCCTGATCAGGATGTTGACGTGTTTCTATCGGTAGATGGTGGACCATATTCTCTTGCATACACAATAAACGGAGATGGTAGCTACGTAGATTCTGGCATCAATACATATATTGGTGGAGTTACCCTTGGCTCTAAGGTTATTGGTGGAGGAGGAAGTGCAACAGCAAGCCCATTTGAGGTTGATTTTCCTATTAGTGTTGGCAGGTTCAACACTATCCGTGTAAAGCTTGTCGCAAAAAGCATCGGATACGTGCAAATAAATGAAATAACGTTTAAAGACATTCGTGATAAGGGTCGTAAGAAAATACCGTCACGAACGAGGTAATTTGTTTGTATATAAAAAATAATTCTTGTATAATATCACCATGATTAACACTATAGTCAACTCAATAACAGCCCCAATCATAGCACTTTTCATGCTATTCACAGGGCAAACTCAAGCACCTGTAAATGTTGGAGCTACATTACCATCAGCGACAGCAGTTTTTGAAACATCTCTCGCAAGCCCTATCACTTCATCAGCAACAACATTCACACTTGCATCAAATAGTGTGCGTGGTGGAGGTTCTCTATCAGGATTTAACTGTTTCTCTATTGATGAAGGATCAGCACAAGCAGAAACTGTCTGCGGTATGGTTTCAGGTACAACAGTATCAAGTGTAACTCGTGGTATCAGTCAATCTACTGGTACAACAACAGTTGCAGCACTACAGTTTTCTCATCGTCGAGGTGCTAACGTTAAAATAACAGATTTTCCATTAGTTCAAATTCTTAAGGCACAGAATAATGGCGAGGATACATTTGAGAATCCTTTGAGATACGCATCTGGTGTGTCAACATCTGCTTTAGCAGCTAATGGCCAGAACATTGCTAGTGTTGCTTACGCAAACTCTCTTTCTTTCGGAGCAATCCCCGCAGCCTCTGAAACAGCTAGTGGTTTCGTAGAGCTTGCCACACAAATAGAGGCAGCTTCAAGCACATCATCAGGAAGTGCGGCACGCCTTGTATTACCTGCCTCAATTGCAACATCTACATACAACCAAGCAACAGCACCATTACGTGTAGTTGTTACTAAGAACGATGGAACAATTGATGCAAACTTTTTGCCTTCGACAATTAGCAAATCAATTTTGATTGCTGCTTCGACAACATTTACTGGGACAACTACTTTTAGCGGGCCAACATCAGGATTAACTTCTTTTGGCGATGGTAGTGATGGTGATGTGACCATATCTGTTCCGACATCTCTAACAAGAGATATGTACTATAATAACTTGACGATTAACTCGACACTAAATCCTGCTGGCTGGTCAATATATGTAAGAGATACCTTATCAGGAAATGGGTTAATAGACGTTTCTGGTAATCCTGGCACAAGTGGTAACTCTGGCGGGGTAGGACAAGGAGGATCTGCAACTACTACAGGCAAGTTTTGGAATACTGCTGGAGGCAACGGAGGTGATGGTGATCCCTCACCAGGCAATGGAACAACCGGTGGGTCTTCGCTTACTGTAATCGGATCTTCAGGCGGTCAGGGTGGAGCTGGAGGAGATGACTCAGGTGGAGGTGGAGGCAGTGGAGGCACAGGAGCATCAACTGGAAATAAAACATTACCAATCAAGAAAACTGGTGTTTTTAGATTCAATTCAATATACGGTCTTGACATGAGCAACATCGGGTCTACTTCACCGTATGTTGGTGGTATCGGAGGCGGCGGCGGAGGAGGAGGTGACTCGACATCGTCAACATCTGGAGGAAACGGCGGTGGAGGCGGAGCTGGAGGAGGTATTGTACATATTGCTGCTAATATATTCGCAGGTAGCTTTAATATTAAAGCAAACGGAGGTAATGGAGGTAGCGGAGATGTTGGCACCAGTGCTAGTGGAGGTAGCGGTGGAGGTGGCGCAGGTGGTGGAGGAGGAGCAGCACTTGTCTTATATAACTCAAAATTTTGGACAGGAACTTATATTCTGTCAGGGGGCACAGGAGGTGCAGGAGGTGCAGCGACTACTGGATCAGCAGGATCAAATGGAGCAAATGGCACAGATGGTGTTTCATATGAGATATGGATAAATAACACGTTATAATATATGAACCCTACAACGTCAACAATTGATCCTACTAAGCAGATCTACGATATAAACGGCACAAAGGTACGTGCAACATCTCAAGATGAAGCTAATAATCTAGCTCAAGAGATTACCACAGAAAAAAACTCTGCTTTGACTGTTCCTACACCAAGGAATCGTCCAGTTAAAGATACGTCTTCAACAAGTTCATTTACTGAAAGCCCTGTACCACAACCTAAGAGTGTTGAGAGTATAACAAGTGACATGCTTAATATGGCACAAGGTGAGTTGTCATACTTGGATAACTACTACAAACAACAGCTTGATGAGCAGAAGAACATCAATGCTAAAAACGATCGTTCAACCCAAGCCATCTCGACACTAACGGGCCTTGCTGGATCCACAGAGGCTGATGTCGCACAACAGAGAACTACTGCTGCTGGACAGAAAGCTAACCAAGCAATTTTAAATGAAGCAAAGGCACAGGCTCAAGCTGTTTATGGACGTGTAAGCAAAGCAGCAACAGAAGAAGCTCGGGCACAGCGACTTGAGGCTCGACAGACAGAACAAGAACGTATAGCAAATCGTGCAGCACGTCAACAGCAGGCTGTAAACGAAATTCAGAACATTTCAGCTAGCGGTATCACGCTTGATGGCCTAAAGAAGACAGATCAAAATACATATGACTACCTTGTACGCCAGTTTGGCAGTGAAGAAGCACTTAGAGGTGCATATGTTTTAAACACTCCGCAAGATCAAATTCTTGATAAGCGAATTGAAAACGGTCGCTATGTTATCGCACGTCAGAATCCTATGACAGGTAAAATTGCTATTGAATCTGTTGATCTAGGATTACCAACTGGATACTCTAAAACAGTTGATGCAGGTGATAAGATTATTGCTATACCAGATAACTGGGATGGTGACACTACCAAGCTTATTCCAATTACAAAGGGGTTGACTCCAAAGGCAGGAACATCAGGACAGGACGGTACATATGTGCCAGGCAAAGATCCTGTAACAGACTCATGGATTAAGCTTATTAAGTCAGGTGGTGCAAAGATAACAAGTGTACCTGCTGATCTTAAAAACTCTGTTGTACAAGGTCTTGGATTTACTATGCAAGATGCCCAACAAGTTGATAGATTTGCAACTGATGCAATTACAATTGTAGATCGGCTTCTTGGTGAAGATGTCGAAGCTCTTGAAAATGTTATTGGTCCTATCTCGACATCATTGCCAACACTTAGAGGCTCATCAGGTGACGTGCTTGCAGACATTGATCGACTTAAGGCAATTCTTACAAAAGACAATCTTAAGTACATGAAGGGTCTTGGAGCAATGTCAGACCGTGAATTCCAAAACCTTCAAAACATTTCAGATTCTCTTAAGATGACACGAAGTGAAGAAGGATTTAAAAAAGAACTTAAACGAATTAAAGAAAACTTAGTAGCAGGAGCAACATCTACAGGTGCCGATCAATACGCAACATTCCGATCACAGTTACAGGCAGGAGAAGTGATGGTACTACGTGACGGCAATGTAGTAGCAGTAACACAAGCAGAACTATTACCAACTGATCAACAAATCTAATGGCACGAATACTTGGACAACTCCCACAGCAAGCTACAACAACACTACCGGTAAAAGGCGGTCGTGTTTTGGGCGTTGCTCCACAGGGTCAATCTGTTCAACCTGTCAAACCTACTAATACTCTTGGACAAAAAGTTCTTAATGCCGGTACAGCTGTTACAAACTTTCTTGGCGGTAAAAGTGTTGCAGATACCTTTGGTGCAGAAATTGCCAAGTTAAGATCTACTCCAGAAGAAAAACAATATATCACTCAGCCATCTGTTAAAGAAACCGCTGGAAGTGCCTTGCAACTTGGTTCATTATTTATTCCTGGTTCAGGCATTACAAAAGCTGGCACAATGGGTGCAAAAGCCATTGGCGTATCTTCTCGTGTTGCACCTATTGTTGGTGCACCTATAGCCGGTGGAGCAGTTGGAGCAACTTACGATGCAGGAGAAAAATTACAAACAGGAAAAACATCAGGATTAGGAACTGCAACAGGGTTTGCTTTGCCGTTTGTTGGACCGGTAATATCAAAGGCGAGAGGTTTAACTACACCTGCTCTTGAGAAGTCAGCTCAAACAAGCATTATGAAAGCCCTTGCGCCTACTACAAAGGCTACTAAAGCAACAGGAGAAAGAGTAACTAAAGAAATTCTTGAAAGACCATTTAATGAAACTTTTGCATTTACAAGAGCTGGTTTAGAGAGAAAAGCAGGTCAAGCAAGAGAGCTAGCAGGAGAAGCAATCAATGAATACGGTGCACTAAAAGGTCAGTCAGACACATCTAAAATAGTTAAAGCACTTGAATTAGAAAAAGCTCAATATAGTGCTGGAGGTGTTGTTGTAAACAAGGAAGCTGTAGATAAGCTACAAAAAGTACAAGATATTATCTTAGAATACGGTGACAAGATAGATAATGAGACATTGAGAGATGTCCGTAGAATTTTTGATGCAGAAATAAAGAAATCAAAAGGTTTTGCTGTTCCTCCAGCAGAGGGATCTTTAATTGATGCTAAGAAAGTTGCTTCAGACAAAATCCGTAATATTCTTGCTGAAGCAGATCCAAATATTGCAAAACTCAATAAAGAGTATACATTTTGGGCAAATCTTGATGATGTTATATCTGAGACAAATAAGCGCACGGCTCCTCAAAGTGGGCTAGGTAAAGATATAGTAACTATAGGAGGCGCACTATCTGGGGTTGATGGTGGGGCAGTGTCGATAGCGACCCAAGCTTTAACATTTAGATGGCTAACAGGAATTGTAAAATCTACAGGATGGAGATTGGCAAGTGCTAGAGTTAAAAATGCTCTTGCAGATGCAATTGCCATTTCAGATTTTAGTAGTGCAAATAAGCTTCTTAACAATATAGAAGAACTAAATAATAAAAAGAGTCCTTTTGTTAAAGAATACGAGGCTATGTTTAATCAAAAGCCTAGTCTCCTACAAAATAGACAGATAAATACTCCTAAAACAAGTGCTCCAAAAAGTGCCATAGATGTATCTAATAATACCACACGTGCTAACTTTAATGCTACAGCAAAGCCTAACAGTAGAGGTTTTATAAACTTTAATGCGCCATTGCGTAAGAGTAACAATGACATCAATAAGTTTATTGCAAAGAACTTAGATTCAGCTGAAAAAGCAGATAACTTTATTCCTGGAATAAAAAGTAAATTACCTATTGAGGGAGTTACAATTGAAGGAAAAACATTTAAATCAATAGATGAAGCTACAAAACGCGAGCTTAAAGAAGCTTTGGAGTACATAAATACTAAGCGATCACCAAAAGATCCAGTTAATGAACGCCTTGAAAACCTTGTATCGGATCTTGGCGTTAAGTTTAATATCAATGCAGATATAGCAAATACAAAGCTTGACGGCATATATCGCTCTCTATTGGAACAAACAAAAACAACACCTTCAGTTACTGGCAGAAACCTTTTACCTGCTAATAAAAAGGTAGATGATCTTACATCAAGCATCCAAAAAGCCAAGAAATCTGGCCAGTCTTTTGATGAATGGGTAAAGGGGCAGGAAAAAGGAGATGAAATGAAAAAGATAGCTAATTCGATATTAAGAGACAAAGATATAGAAAAAGCTAAACAATTTTGGAAACCTGAATTTGATAGATTAAACTCAGAGAAAACAAGTATATTCAAACCCGAGGTACTTGGTCAAGAGGGTTGGTTAAAGGATGAACTTACATCACCATATGGTCAGAAAAGTTTTTCGCTAGACGCTCTCTTGGACAAAGATGCACCTAAACAGTACAAAAATACTGGAATCAAAGTTGCCTTTGGTGGTAATGGCGTAGGCGACAAGGTGTCGGGCATACAATCAACAAAAGATTTAGTTATTGTTGATAAAAACCTATCAGGTAAAGATTTAGCAGATACTATTATGCATGAAGTTGAGCATGCATTACAACAGAGAGGAAACCCTAGTATAAATTTAAAAAACTTCCCTTATGGTAAAACACATAAGTCTTATATTAACAACAAGTTAGAAAAAATTGCAGAAGGCAATGTATCTAAAAGATACGGTAAACAAAAATATAAGAACATTGACGATCTACTAGACGACGTTACTAAAACCCGCTCACAACTCAAAGCAGAGTGGGACAAGATGCAATAAATTAGATATAATAATATCAACATGACAACAATAGGAACACTAATTATAGGGGCAGTAGTATCACTTGGAGCACTCTTTGGGATCAATTCTTTAATTGGAACTACACCAAATGTCGGTGGTGGTACTGGTACAATAAATCAACTTCAGCAGTTTGTGGCAACTACAAGCCCTGTTTCTGCAATAACACAGGCCGTTTTTGGCAAGTCTTTTAGACTATCAGGTCAATCAACTGGTTGTGCACAGTTTGACTCTAACGGTGTGCTTACAAGCTCAGGAGTAGCCTGCGGTAGTGGTGGAGGTATTGGCTGGGCATCAACAACGATCCCTAATTCTAACTCTATTTACTCAACAGCAGTGTCAAATGTTGGTATCGGCACAACAACTCCAGATGCTAAATTACATGTGGCTATGAGTAATGGAGCATTTCCTACGCTTGGTTCTGATACTGGAGCAGTTATAAGTAACACAACTTCAGCCGGAAGCAGTGCAGCGCTATCAATTATTGCCGGTACTACTGGATTTTCTACACTTAACTTTGGAGATTCACTTGATGAAAATGTGGGCTATATCCAGTACGGTCATACAAATAACTACTTGGCATTTGGTGCTAGTACAAATGAATATATGCGTATTATCTCTTCAGGTAACGTAGGTATAGGAACAACAAGTCCAGGTAACAAATTAAGTCTATTTAAGTCAACAGGATCACTCATCTCTTCTATTCAATCAGGTAATAGTGCTTGGACAGGGGTTAAGATTGGTGATGCTGCAGATCCGATGACTTATTGGAATAGTGGAAGTAATTTCCGTTGGGGGGTGACTACAGCAAATGATGGCGTGACTGGTTTTAGTGAATATATGAGAATCTCAAGTACGGGCAATCTAGGAATTGGTACAACATCACCTTGGACACGTCTTGCAGTAACAGGTTCAACTACAATTGCAGGTGGCCCTCTCATTGTTTTGGGTACATCAAACACCCCAATTGGGGCAGACACTGATTGGTATAGAGGCTTAGCACAATTTAGAAAAGATATAAATGATTATATGTACGTTACAATAGAAAACAGAAACGGCGGTGCAAACGCATCTTCTGATTTTATTTGGAACAACGATAGAACAACATCTACAACTTATTATGCAGATGCAGGTTTTAATTCAAGTGGGTACAATAATCCTTCTTATGGAAATCTCAACGTTCCTAATGGTTGGTATCTATATAATACAGATGGACCAGCATTTGTTTACACAGCAACAACATCGCCATTAGGTTATATTGATTTTGGAACTGGCGGGTATTCAAGTAGTAGAATGAGAATTACATCAACTGGAAATATTGGTATCGGAACAACGACACCACAATCAACTCTATCAGTCGGTTCGGTAAACGATGCAACTAACTCTTATGCTCAAATTGACAGTGTAAACGGTGCACCTACGGCAGGAGATTGTGACACAGACCTCGAACGCGGTAGAATGATTATTGACTACTCAAACAACAGATTCTATATCTGTAACGGTGAAACACGAGGCTGGGATTATTCAGATTTAACAGACTAATCATATGAACGAAACAATTAAAGACATTGCGATAGTATCAGGAGCACTTGTAGTAGGTGCTGGACTTGGGGTTGCCATAGACGTGGATGCACCTATTGAGCCAACTCCTATTGTAGAGGAGATTGAGAAGCCAGTAGATGAAATAAAGCCTGTCACTGTAGACGAAAAAGCTATCTTTATTAGCATGCCCGAAGATAAAATAAAGACACAAAAGTGGTCAGAAGATTCAGTTAATAACGTACAAGGACGTATACAGAACCGTATTACATCTTTAGAGGCACGCAAAGCACAGCTTATGAGTGATGACTCACAAGAGGCACAGGACGAGCTTGTAAACGTAAATAAAGAGCTTGAGGCTATGCAATCGGCAGAGGCTAAGATGGAAATTATAGAGGCAAAGGTAATAGAGGCACAGTAAATATATGTCAAATCAACAGCAACCTAAAAACATGGAGGTGGACTTTATGCAAGATTTTGTCCGAGATGTAATTAAGGAGACAGCTGCTGTTGTACAAAACGCTACTAAATTTGAAAATTCAGGACTCATTCAAAAGATGGATGATACTTTGAAGAAAGTTGTAAATAATCTAGATGTGGTAACTGTTCAACAAAAAATTTATATTGACGAAGTAAAAGAAGTAAAAAGAAAGTTTGATGAACATACAAACTTGTTAAATCAATTTGCTATAACTTTAAACGAGTGCACAAATAATAATAAGAGCATGGCTGTGTGTGTTAATGATCTTCAGGAGTCAATTAAAGCCACCAAAGTACAAGTTAAAACTGCCGAAGAGCAGACTGAAAAAGTTAATAAAAAAGTCGCAGCACTCTACCTTACAGCGAGAGTTTCTGGGTATATTGTTTTTATGGTAGCAGCAACACTAGTTGGCTTGGTTGTTGTTATATACAACAAGGACATAGATAGGCTTCAGGAACAATATGATGAGTTAAAAAGTTCAATGGAATTACCTTTAGATATGGCATCTTTATAAATTGTCTTTAGGCGATTTTTAATGTAAAATAATACTATGGCACAGTTCACTAGAGCACAATTTAAAGCAAGCCTCAACTCCGCATTAAAAAATAAAACGGGGATGCTTACTGACTATGATGATAGTATTAATAGAGTTGTTCGAAATGTTATCTCTGAAGTAAAACTACGATCTCAAAAGCGAAAATCTCGCTTAGCTCCAAACCTATTTGCAATATCAAAGAGTCGTCTGGATTTGCCATTTCATAATCGTCTTT